CGGATTTGGATTACCTCAAATGACTAACGATTTTGTTATATACCCATTAAAAAATTCAATTCAAATGGGGGTTGTTTCATCTGAACCTAAATTATATGGTTTTGACTTTTATGGTTTAAAACAAGATGAAAAAATATATAATACCGACATGAGAAAAGTTGGTGTGGTTATTAAACAAGCATATTCTACACAAAAATTATTGCAAAATGTTAGTGCGTATTATAGAATTTATGTTAGAGAAGGTCAAACAGAAGTTCAAGTACAAGATTGGACAAAAATTAATCGAACACCAAATGAATATTATTTTATGTTCGACACAAGAGATAAAATACCAAATGAATATTACATAGATATAAAAGTCGAAAGTAGTGGGGAAATAAACACTTACAAAAAACAAATCAAATTTCAGATTGTTAATGTAAAATATTCAGAATAAATGGATATTTATAAATAAAAAATTATGGCAAATATATATTACTCAGGGACATCTTGTATTGATGATTCACCAATTGAACTTATTTCGGTTGAGGGTCTTTTAACCGGAAAAACATATCAAGATACTAATTTAAATTGTATTTCATTGGATTTTAGCGCGTCTACAACCGGAGAAACTAATACAACATTCGTATATGGTCCGTTCGACGATTGTACCGAGTGTAATGCTCCACTATCAGCAGGAACTGAATATAATGTATGTGTATTAGATTGTAGTGGTAACACTATATCTATAATACCCCCTCATCCGACTTATACAAATGGATTAGGTAAAGCGGTAGTTCAATTAAACGCAATTGCGTTAGGAGGAATAAACGGATTAAACAATTAAAAATAAATAAAAATTATGTTATACGCACAAATTACACCGGCAGCTGAAAAAACAACACAAGTAACCCCTTTCTCAGCAATTACTGAATCCGCAGACTTAATGTTTGCTGTGGCAAGACCATACACATTAGGAGCTTCAAGAGTTAACTTCCAAGTAACTTTCGGAAATGGAACTATCGCCGACGGTTTAGTTTCTAACTTTCAAGAATTATTATCGTCAAATGTTACTCTAACGAGTGATGAACTTTCAAATTGGGGTACTGATGATTCCGTTGTATTAGGAACTATCGCAACCAAATTAGGAACAACATCTTTAGGTGTTTATACCTCAGCTCCACAACAAGGAAACAATTTTTAATTAAAAGTTTAATTTTTCTTTTTTATATCATTTTTATTATTATCTTTGTAGAATAATCTAAAAATAAAAATGATGAAAATTTTAAGGAGATTAAGGAAAAAAATTAATTATAAGATTGTTAAATTCTTCAGAAATCTAACAAGTAATGATAGACCAATACTTGAGGATAATGAAAGAATATGTACATCTGTATGTAGAAAATTAATTAATCACCCAAATTCTAAATTTTTAATCGCCCCCCTTTCAATGAAGAGGTACATTAAGAATAGCGAATTAGAATTATTTATTGTTTTACAAGATAGACAAATTAGTATCACTAACCATGTATATCATTATGATGTTGTTATTAGTAATAGAAATTGGGAAAGAGTTACAACTATGTACGATAATAAAACCGAGAAGATTAGACAAGAATTTGAAACTGAAATGAGTTCTCAAATAAAACATTCTTTATCAACAATACTGTCTAAATTAGATTAGTGTTTTTCAGATAAAACCTTTTTAATTAAATCCCTTAACGATTCGTTTTGGGATTTTTTATTTTAAAACATATCTTCTAATTTATCTAAATGTTTTTTAACAACATCTAAATCACTTATGTCGGTATAAGTCATACCTTGTTTTTTTAATATTTGAACTTGGTTATGTAATTGTGTCATCATCTGTTTAACCATAGAAGACATCATAGGGTAGTTTGTAATCATTTGGTCTAATTGATAATACTCATTAGGTAGTCCTAAACCTTTCCCAATTTTATTAACCCAATCTTTACCATAATTATCAGCATCCATTTCCATATCCCAATAAATTTGGTAGAACTCTTCAAAGTCCTCAATATCCCCCATATAGGAATCTGCTAAACCAAAATCTATCATTTGTTGTTCGTGTTTTAATTCGTGAAATAAAACATAAACGAACCCCGCTAAATTAGGTATTGTATCCGGAGAACATAAAATAATTGAATCTCTTGTACGAACACCTCTATATCCTGTCTGACATCCATTAATAACTTTTATGTTAAATCCTCGGTCTTGTATAAACTCCTTTACCTTATTAAACATAACATCAAGTTTATGATGATACTCTTGTGGTATCTTACTTTTAAATTTGTTAATTACTCTATCGTAATTAGAGGGTGTTTTTAGACCGTTTGGGGTAATATCTTCTAAAATGGTGTCTTTGGTTATCTCAAACCATTCCGTTACAATAGGGACTATCTCCTTCTTCTTACCGGGGGTTTGATTAATATTATTTCCGTCCTCATCACTTGATGTTAACTCCGGATGTTTTTCCATATACTTGGAAATTTTTTTAGATTTAGACTCAATCTTTTTGATTTGTTTTTTTGGTTCATCCATAGACCCATCATAACTATCGTACTCCAACATTGCGTCATCATATTTAGAAACAGGGATGTTAAACGGTTGCATATCAGATTTTTTAAATATTCTAATTCCCGGTTGCATTGGCCCAACATAAGAACCTCTTCCCCCACCATCACTTGTTCCCTCGTTAATATGTATTTTATTATTTTTCATAGTATAATTATAAATATCTTATATAATTAAATATGGAACAACAACCTGAAATATTCGGAAAACTATTTGAATCAATCCCCCTACACACTGAAGAGCACTTAGATATTCTTTTAGATACTATGGATAATGATAGAGCAAACTACTTTTTAATACAAGCCGTTAAATACGCCTTCCATTCTGGAATATACTCTTTGGGTGAAGCCGAAGTGATTTCTAAATCAATTAGGGTTTTATCTAAAAAAGAAAAAGAGACCGAAGTCTCTTAATATTTTATTTTTTTTCTACAATTATCACACATCCATATTGATTCATTATCAATTGTTGAACCCTTCCCCTTCGCATCATTCATAACACACTTTTTATTGTGATTACAGTGGGGGACACCTAAAGTATGTCCTATTTCGTGGATAACGACTTTTTCTAATTTACCGTAATAATTGGTTCTCATTCTTTTATTAGAAACAACACAGGATTTAGTTCCTAATAACGAAAGACCTATTACCCCCCAATTTTTAAATGTTTTACCGTTTAATTGTCTGTTAGTACAAATATCTAATTGAGTTAATGCAACTACTTTACCATTAGTATTATTAAATTTAGTATTAAGTAGTTTCACTATTTTAACCGATGAATACTTTGATAATCCTTTTATTTTACATTCTACAGGTACATCAATTCTTGGTAGAATATTAACTTTACAGTTATAAAACTTTTTAAGATTGTTTTGAACAAATACTACATCATTCTTGGGAAAATCCCCAATAACCACTATAGATATTTCTTTTGTTTTTGATGTTAATCCTACATAACTTGTTGAAGTTAATAGAATTATCAAGACAATGATTATTTTATATAAATTTTTCATACCGCAAAGATACGAAATTTAATTAATTAACCAAAAAATTACGCAACTCCCGTATTGTTTTCTCCTATACTTTGAGCCAACATAATTGGGTCTACACATTGTTGTCCATCTCCGTGTAATTTATCAAAAAATTCTGTAGAATTTTGAACTAAAAAACTACCTTTAGTTTCTCCCATAACAAAAAGTCTAGCATTTTGAGCCAATTTTTTAACATTAGGGTTATCAATAAATTTAGCGGGAACCCCAACACACCCAAAACTTTGATTTGCGTATGCTATAGATTTTGCCGAATCTAAATATTCTTGGGGTACTTTCCCTGATGAAATTTGTTTTTTTAATAAAGATTCTAAATCCGCACTTGCAGTTAATCTATCCGGTAATCCAGCCGGTATTCCGTGAATTGCACCAACAATGTTTTTACCACCACTATCTTTTAAATGAAGAACATTTTTACCTTTTCCCACATAACCTTTATCACTACTTAAACTACTAATACTATAAATCCCTTTAGGTAAAAATCTAGCAGCAATTTTAGTTAAACTTGAATAGATTGGTTCTGATGGTTTACCTGTTGTGGGGTCAGTACATTTATATGGTTCAGATAATAAAAACTTACCATCTTTTTTACTAACTTTACACCAATCCTCAATTGTAAACGGTTGAGCATCTTTTTGGACATCAGCACCGTCAACCACTGAAGTATAATCAACTAAAGTTGGTGGTGAAAACCAACCGGTGGATGGTGCAAATAAATAAATTAAATTTTCTTTAGGGTCATAAATAAAAAATGGTTTATTATCCATATCTCTATCTACGATATATTTAAGTTCTTGGTCAATTCTTGGAGTGTAATTGTATTTAGAAATTTTTTTAATTTTTTCTTTTTTGGATTGTTCTGTGTTTTTAACTGTTGGGACAACTTTAGAGACCTTATTTTTTTTAGGTACATCAACGGTTGTTTTGGGGGAAGCACCATAAATTTTAGTTTTAATAGCTTCAACACCTTTAGGTGTCTTTACTTCAGTCCAATTGGGGTTTTTACCTGTATTTTTTTTTGCGTACCAAAATTTATCACTCCATTTCATATATTGATATGGGTCACCCTCTGGTCCTTGAACTATAGTGTCCTTTATAGGTGTGGTCATCCCTAATGGGTCGTTTAAATTAACACCCTGTTCTGATAAGTATTGTCTCTTTGTTGCACTCTCGTGAAGATTTAAAATCCTATCTTTTTCCTCTCCATCCAAGAAATATAAATTTTTCATAAAATTCTTTTAATATAAATATCCAATAATTTATTATAATTCTAATCGATATTTAAATAACCCACAATCCCATATTTTGTCATAACCCAATTCAGATGTGAGTTCTTTTTCCGTTTTATTATAGTCTAAATCCGGAAATCTTTTTTTAAGATTATTTTTACCAAATCCAAATTTATGAAATCTTTTGTATTTACTAATTTTTGAATTATAATAATAATAATTTGGTTTTGTTATTGATACTAAATTAAACCCCAAATTAGTATATAGATTATTTTCCGGATTAATTGTCCATCTTCTATCCGCAAAACTAATTATTGATGTTGGGTTATACTCATTAATAAAATGTTTAATAAATTTAGAGGCTAACCCCCTAATTAAATAATTTTGTTTTGTTGCGTATCGACTTAATTCAAATTCACCGTCATTATTTTTAGTCATATTTCTACGACCATTAAATGTTATAACACCAACTAATTCATTATTATAATATGCCCCGTAATATATGTTTGACTTATCGGTGCCTTGTATATGATTATTATTTAAAAAAAATGTTTTATCTTCTAAATTTATTTTTTTAATGACAACATTTCTACCACCAATTTTAACACCATCATTTACATTTAATAAATGTTTTAATTTTGATTTAACTAATTCGGTATTAATAACCCATTCATCCTCAAAAATATGTATTAATTTATATCCTATTTGATTACACTCTATTGTTTTATTTAGATGATATGATGAAGTTTTTCCCATTTTTTCTGTGTGATAATATAATCCATCATACTCAATACAAATATTGGTACCATCAACAATCAAATCAATTTCTTTACCATCTAATAATTTACGATTTTTACCTTTATTAACCATAAATCCAACACTTTCGATAAACTCTTTAATCTCCGTCTCACCTTTTGATGTCCAAGTAGGTATCATATTAATATTTGTTAGTTTCGCTAAATCACTTAAACATTCAGAAATAGATGTTGAAACTATTTTTTCATTAGGATATTTTAATTTATATTCTAATGTTGTGATATTATGTTTATTTTTTAAATGAGTGTTTGATATACTTTTCATTTTTTCACCACAAATTTTACAAATAACATAATTTTTACTTTTAGATAAAAATTTGGTTAATTCTGTTTTTTTTATGTAATTTGGGTGATGTTTAATATCTTCAGGGAATTTTAATAAATAATCATCTAATGTTATTTTATGAGATTTACTTATATGTGTCTCAAAACAACCTGTTTTATTTGAAGTGTCTTCTGTTACCCACTCACATAATTTACATTTTCTTGTAGGAGAATTTTCAATCTTAATTATGTTGAAATACTCCTCAAACCACTTTTTGTTGTTAATTAATTCGTATTTTTTTCTTTGGTAAGTATTGGATGGAATCCATACATCTCCATATAACTCAATAATATGTTTGGTTAATTTACCGGATAAATTATTGGGGTCTTTAATTACCATATTAGTTTTTTTACATTGAGCAATTAATTCGTGGGTATCTGAAGTTGTATATAAGTTAGATTTTGTGGTTTCAATTTCAAAACTATTCCCCATTTGGGTTTGACCACCTTTTTTATTAATCACAATATTATTTTCCTTTAATATTTGACTAATTTTTTTATGACCAACCTTAAATTTTTCGGCTAATTTATGAGTACTCGGAATTTCAGTTTGATATAATTCAATAATGTTAATTATAATTTCAGGTGTTAATTTGGTTTTCATAGTATCATATTTATATAAATATAATAATAATTACTTAAAAGTCAAATTATAATCCATTTATTTTTAACCCATTCTATAAATAAAAAAAGAGGACATATAGTCCTCTTTTTGTTAAATATAATAAGATTTTTGATTATCTCAATTCTCTTAAGTCAAATGTTCTTACACCATCTACAGTGATACGTGCGTAAAAACGGTTATTTACCATTTTCTTCGCGTATCTCGTCATAATCCCTTTAATTGGTGTAAAATTAAATGGGTTATACATTGTAGGTGTTAATTGTAACGGTACGTATGGTGCGTAGATGTATCCTGTGTCTAACAATGATGTTCCTTTATGTCCAATTAACACTGTGTTAGCTGGGAAGTAAGGGTCACGGTAAACTTGGTAACGACCTGCTAATGTTCCAACTCTTTCAATACCCATGTTATATTGGTCTTGTTCAGGAGAAGCATTAGATACGTGGAAGTACTCTAAATCATCAAAGATAGCAGAAACCTCAGAAGATACAACAATCCAGTTTGCTCCACCTCTTAAAGTAGATTTGTGGATTTGTGCAGACAATTGGTTGATTGCTGTAATTAATGTTTGGTTCCAATCTTTTTGAGTATAAGAAGTTGTCAAAGATAAACGTTTCCAACCATTGTAATCCCATCTCAAGTTCCAAGCAGCACCTTTACGTAAATCTCTTAAGATTTCACGGTCAATTTCAGCAGCAACTTGTTCAGATAATAAAGCTGTTAATTCAGCTTCAGCATCGATGTTGTGGAAAGCAGCAACGTCTTGAGCTAACTCAGGAGACCATTGTGCTCTTAATTTTCTTTCTGTAACAGTAACAGTAACTGAATCTAATTCGAAAGAAACCTCACCGATTTTATCTTCAAATTCTAATTCTTTATATCTTCTGAAAACAGCAGTAAAGTCATTATTTGCTAATGTTCCGATTGTTGTTCCTGTGTAACCGTCTAAAGAGTCAGCACCACATGAAATACATACAGGACAAGATAAATCAACTTCTAAGTAAATAGTACCTTCGATATCACAGATATCATTGTAGTTACCATTATTACCTTGAGAAGCCCAAGGAGCTTGTGATTGACCACCGTAAGATACGATACCTTTACCATATTGTTGAGTAACAACTCTAAACAATAAAGAATTAGGATTACCAGCCGCGTTAAATACTACATCACAAGGAGAATCTCCTGACCAAGTACCGTCTGTTGCAGTACCGTTAGCGTAAATTTTCAAATCAGATAAGAAAGTTTCAGAATCATATTCGTTACCATCAGGTCCGATTAATTTACCAGCACCAGTGTTAGCGAAATTTATCATTTTAACGATTACTTTTCTAACGTTAGAATCATTATATGCTCCATCAGCATCAATTAATCCACCATTAGACCATTTTTGAACTAATGTTGTAGCAGTAACTGCAGACCATTGTCCTTTAGAATAATCAAACAATCCTGGAGGGTCTAATTGACCTTCATTTCCTTCATAGAATAAATCATAAAGATTTTTCTTGTAAGCTCCTGCACTGTTTCCGTAACCAGAACCAACTTCAGTTGCGTTAGAGTTTGGTGCTCCGTATGGAGAATAATGCTCTCCTGATTCACCTGCATAACCATTTTCAGGTGTTTGTGCTGTTCCATTATCATACCCTTGAATTTTAGGTACAAAGAAGAATAATTTACCGATTGGTAAATTCATTGCTTGTACAGATACGATTTCATTCGCTAATAATTTAGAGAATACTCTTCTTACGATAGGGAATACAACAGTTTCGAATGAACCTGAAGACCCGTCAGAAGTAGCTTCGTTGATTAGGAAAGACGCTTGGTTCTCATATAATTGAGCTACGTTTTCTTTTAAGTGACCTTTAAGTCCTTCTAGGAATCCTAATTTATCCCATTTGTTAATTGTGTCTTCTTTAATAACTTTAAGGTGTTTTAACCCTATGTTACCAACTAGACCTGATTCTAATAATGCTCCCATTTTTTTGGTTTTTATTAATTTTTAGTTTATTTTTATTTTAATTTACTCATTAAATCTTTCATTCTAAGGAATTGAGGATTTTCATAAGTTTTTGATTCAATTAAGTTAATCGCTGAACCTGATACCGGAGCTTTTTGAATTGCTCTTTCCATCGATTCGTTCATTGGTTGACTTGTATTAACTGAAAGTTCATCTTTAAGATTTTGATATAAATTTTTAGATTCTTTGATAGTTTCAACACCATCAAATCTTCTTAAGATATTTATTTTTTCTTGTTTAGATGTTGAGTGTTCTGTAAACAAACGAGTAGCGTAAGCTAAGTTTGAATTAAATACTGCAACCTCATTCAATTTATTTCTAAATACATTAAGAGCTTTTCTATACTCTTCATTCTTTTCTCTAAGAATTGTTAATTCATTTGATTCTGTATTTTCAAATGTTAGATTTCTGTTAGGAGTAATTCCTTTTCTTAATCCTCTACCTGATTTAGAACCATTTCCGTATGTGTGAGCAGCTTCTTTAGTTTCTACTTTTTTAACGGACGCTTTTTTAACCGGTGCTTTTTTAATGGCTTTAAATTCACCATCAAGATTTTCACCTTCTTTGTATTCAAATTTAGCTTTACCTGTTCCAACTGATTTTGGTGCTTCTTTTTTCTTCACATCAAATCCTTTTCCTTGGTTTGGTTTAGCATCGTATTTGAATTTAGGACTTCCGATTCCAGTACCTTTAGGTTTTACAGACATTTTAGATTCCATAACAGGCTCCTCTTCGTCACCCATATCGTCATCTTCATTCATCTCTTCTTCCTCATCGTCTTCTTCTTCGTCTTCTTCGTCCATTTCAATTTCATAAACTAATTCTTCAGACTCATCGAATTCTTCAAAATCTTCTTCATCGTCAAAACTTTCTTCTTCGTCATCAAAAGAAAATTCCTCTTCTTCGTCGTTGTCGTTTCCAAAAATTCTTTCAACAATAGATTCGATAGATTCATCTGATTCATCAAATTCTCCCGATTCATCAAATTCACCGTATCCATCTTCACCTTCTGTAACAATCATATATTCAGCGTCAGTTTCGTTGTCTTTAATATTAATGTTACCAGAATCATCTTTAGTAACAACAATATTATCGTCAGGACCCATTAATTTGAATACACGCAAGATTTCTTCATCATCTTTAATGTTAGTTAGGTCGATAACATCTTCATCTTCATCATCTGAATCGTCATCGTCCATATCAAGGTTATCCATATCCATTTCATCACCTTCTTCATCGTCAGACTCTTCGTCATCCATGTCAGGTAATTCCATGTCAATGTCAGTTTCAATCTCATCTTCTTCTTGTTCAGTTAGAGATTCTTTTACTAGTTCGTTGATTTCTTCCTTCATAGTAGAAGCAAGTATTCCTTTTGCATTTTCAGCTACCGCTTCTTCCAAATTTTTCATTTGGATGATAGCTTCTTCAACTAAAGATTTTTCTTTTGCCATTTGTTTTATGTTATTTTAATATATAAATATATGAAATTATGAAAAAAGCACATTTGTACTAATATTCATAACATCTTTTTATTTATTAATAAATATCACAAAAATGTAAAAAACAAAAAAAGGAGACAAAATGTCTCCTTTTAGTTTAATCAATTAAAATTTTTTTATTCTATAACTTCGTTAATTTTACTCTCAACGATTGCGGTTATTCTCCACTCCATAGAATAATTTTCAAATACTTTAGTGACTTTCGCCTCTACGTCGGTGGGATTGTAACCACTAACTAATTTTTCTTCTCTTAACTTTTTAAGTTTTCCTGTTTCAGTATCTACTGAATCCAATGTAATTTTTGCGATGAAATACTTTTCGTCCATAATGTTTAATTTTTTTTTAGTATCCTAAATAATCGTTTAATTTTTTCATTAAGTCAAGCGATTTGTTTCCAGATTCGCCAACTTGTCTTTCTACTTTCATTTTTTTCTCTTCTTCCAAATTCTCATCAAAATTAAACCTATCATCAGGATTTTGAAAAAGGTATGCTCCTGGTGTTGATGGTGATGAAACTAAGTCAAAACAGATTAATTCAAAATCATCTTGTACTTCATTTTGTTCACCCACTTTTTTAAGAGACCCCACACCTCTTGAAGATATACCCAATGTAACACCTTGTCTAAGATAGTTTGCCGCCAAATCACCTTTGGTTGATACAATCCCTCTTTCGTGGAAACCAGGAGATGTTAATAGTTTTATTTTACCCATTAAAACGGGTCCTTCCCACCATATCTCTGTAATTGCGTGAGATACTCTATCTAAATCAATTAACGATGATTCAGGATGATTTAATTCTGAAAGGGCTGTTCCTTTGTTAATCATCTTTTTATAATTCTCGGCCTCTCTTTTTAAGATTCTCTCAGGATACAATCTACCATTTCTATTTGGTGTATTATATTTTTGTAGAACCGCATAAAATTCAAAAGGTTTTGAATGGTCTAAATCTTCTTTAGACTCTTTAATCATCGCAGCATTTTTCTTATCTGTTGGGGAAATAAATCCGGCATCTTCCTCAATTAATATCCCTCTCCCTATTTCATTTGGTTTTAAAATTGTTAAATTCATTTTGAATGTTTTATTTATAAATATTAAACATTCTCAATTTGTACTGGTTCCTCTGACGATTTGATTTTTTTTGTTAGATAAAATTTAAAATTTTCATTTTCTAAAAAGTTATCTAAAAAGATTTGGTTAATAATTTCTTTTAACGAATTTTTAATTTCGTCGGATTTAAAGTCCATATCAGTTTGAATTATAAAAAAATTAATTTCTAAATTCATAAAAGATTTTTTTCCGATTGTTAGACCGCTTGACCTTAAATCCAAGTCAACAATGAAATTTGTATCAAAAATTGTTTTGTCTAATGATTCATAAACTGAATGTTTTATACCTCTACTCATATTAAGAACTGTCCTTGTCCAGTTATTAGCTTCGTAAATTGGTTCTACCCATGTTTGAATGTTTAGGTAGAGAGATTTTAAACTCATTGAGTCGACTGTTCCATATATTATTTTAGCAGTCTTAAACCCATGAATTTGTGAGGTTTTCCCCTTTTTCATTAATTTCCATATTTTTTCGTTTATTTTTTAAAAAAAATAGGTGAAAATACTTCAATAGTCAAAACTTTTTGAAAAGATGGGGATATATGTAATATATGTTAATAGTTAAATTAGATAAAAACACTACGATTGAGCGAGCTTTAAAACTTTATAAAAGTAAGGTAATAAAAACTCGACAAAGTTCTGAACTTGTTAAAAGAAAAGAATTTGTTAAAGAGTCTGTTATTAAAAGAGCTGAACTTTCTAAGGCAAAGTATGTCCAAAAGAAGTTTAAGTCGAATAACGACTAAAGAGTTTCGTTTAAACTTTTAAGTTTAAAATAAGTTAGTTTGTCGTATTTCTCAGATATTACCTTGGATAAGGTATCATTGATTCTGCTCTTAACTGAACTATCATCTGAAGTAGATTTCATTTTAGTTAATTTACCAACAACACTTTCTTTAATCACATTAAAATCTTCATTAAGTTTACTATCGTCTTCAGATAGTAATTTAATCAATTCATCTTTATCGGATTCATTTAAAGATTCTATATAACTATTAATTGTTTGGTTGGCAATACTAACCATTGCTTTTAATGGTATATTAACACTTTCAGTTTTAGTGATAGGTAATTTTCTTAAATTTTCTGAAATAATTTTTTTACTTTTAATTCTTGATTCAATTGTTAAAACATCTCTTGAAAATAAGTTATCAATATTATCGTAAGCGTCATTTGATTTAGAATCTTTAACCCACTCATTTAGACTTTTAATTTCAGATGTGGATATTTTATTTACGGTATTTTCATATATAGTAATACATTCGTGAATATATTCGGTGATATACGATTCGGATAATGCTTTTGGTGAATTTAATTCATCATACATATAAAAAATTTTACTGATGTTTTTATTCTCTAACACCAATTTTTTAAAATTTTTTATTTCTTGTTTAAATGTTCCATTATTATACGATTCTAATAATACATTTTCTATTTTCGATTTTAAGATACCAAATTTTGTCATTTTTCTTTTTTTATTATAAATATCAATCATTTAGAAGTTTATCTAATTCCTTTGAAATATCTCCTAAAGAATTTCTAGATTTGGATAAATCTATATAAGAATCATCATCAGTCATATTACCACTTTCCAGTAAAATATTCCAATTTTCTTTTCTATTAAATGATTCCGGAGTTATTTCAGCTTCTCCGCCTGCTTCAGGTGCTGGTGGGAGTTCTTCACCTCCTAATTCAGGTTCTCCACCCAAATCTGATTCTCCACCAAAATCTCCTCCTCCAAAACTACTTCCACCTCCCGGTGGTGGTGGTGCTGGAACTTCAGCTGATTGTGTTGTTCCTGATTTACTACCATATAACTTATCAATATTATCAAATATACCTGTGTGAGATATTATTGTTGCTGTATTTGTTAATTCAGCACCAACGGCTTTTTCTATTCTTTGTTGTTGTAAATCTAATTTAATTTCATCATCCGAGAATCCTAATACGTGTTTTTTAGCCCAAGTAACCGATACAGGTGCAATACCTTCTATCGCCGTTACAGCGTCTTTATACAATAATATTTTTTCTTTCCAAACATCAATTTTTAATAAATCTGCTTGGGTAGATGGATTGGTTAAACTTAATCTAAAGTTGGATAATTCATCTTCAAACCCTAATAAAAATAAATGAACAATAGCGATTTTATTTAATTCGGCTATCATACATTTTTGTATTCTATTGATAGTTCTTGCAAAACGAATATCCTGTAATGATAAATTTTTTCCATCACCAACAGTTTCTTCAAACCCTAAAAAGGCTTTAGGAACACGAAGTGCTGTTAATAATTTCTTTTGGATATATTCAATATCAGCAATTTCCGCTAAATTCTGAGCTCCGGGCAATGTTTCTATTGGAGATGTTGCCGCTGGGTCACGAACAGGAATAAAATAATCTTGGTCAACCGCCATTTGATTAAATCTCATATCCACGTTTCCGGTTTTAGAATCGACAACTTGGTCTCTTTTAAATTTATTGGCAACTCGTTGTACATATGGTTCAACATCCTTATCATCCATATTACCAACAAATACTTTAAAAACTCTTCTTTCAGGTGCTCTCGAAGTTCTATAAATTAACATCGCATCTTCAGATAACAATAATTGTTTCCAAATACGTCTAGCCTTTTCTAACATAGAAGTACCGTAAGGAAGTTTTCTATCATCACCCAATAATCTAAAATGAGCCACTTCCCAAGAGTTAAACTCCATATCTTTAGCTTTCCACTTAAATCGTAACCCTTTGTTTTCAGCAGGTTCATCAACATTTGCCGATTTTGCTGCCATACCTCGTTCTAATCTTTCAATCTCAATATTTGGTAATTGCATACAACCAACAATACCTTTTTCAGCGTCAAGTTTTAAATAGACAAAATTATCACCGTATTTACAAGTGTTTCTTGTCCACATTGGTAAATTGGTGTTAAGGTCTAAAATATTATTAAATAAATCTGAAATAATCCCTTTTATCCTTTTTGATTCTGAATAAATTTGTAACATATGACCATTTTGGTCAACTGTAGTTGATTCCTCACCATAAATGTCTAACGCTGCTGAAATTTCTGGTGTATATTCCATACTTTCGTAATCATAAAATGATGCTAAACGAGTTGGTTCGTAATAAACTGCTTGAGTATATAAATTACTCTCAATTTTTGTCCACTGATTGGCTAGATAATAAGTTTGTTGAGCCTGAAGTTTTTCTTTTTCGTACTCTGCTTGAGATGTAGTTTTTAATAATTCTTTTTTATCTAACTTATATGTTGGGTAATCTTGATTCAATAGAGCATTTGGTCCAAAAGCTCTGGATAATCTTTGCCAAACAGTTAAGTCGTTATTTTGATTGTTTTCCATCTTAATAATTTAAATATTTTTTTTTATTAATAAATAGTTTATAAGTTGGATTAAACTTGGTGGTTATTATTGTTATCTATCATTATTAATTTACTTTATTCAATACAAAAATATCACTATAAATATTGTTTCCTGTGCTAGCAGTTCCCCATTCAACTGTCACATTTAATGTATTACCAATTGTTGTGTCAAATGTTGTGTTGTTCACTACATTAAATCCAAATCCTTGAACCGTAGCATTGTTAGTTTTTGTGTAATGAAAACTACCTAAAGATACGACAGATGCTACACCAGCAGCTCCAAGTTGTCTAATTGTAAAATCAACATTCAAAGACCATACATCATCTACAACACTACTTCCAAGACTTTGAATACCGCTATCTAGAAGAATAACAGAACCTGTTCTTAATCTAATTATAATAGTTTGATTATTATCAGCGTTAATAACACCACCAAAAACAGCTCTAAAGCTATCACCAACACTGAAACCATTAGCGGGTACACTTAATGTACCAACTCCTGTGCCAATAAGTGTTGATTCAGTTGTTGTATTGGTTACAATAGTACTGTTAGTTGTTTGAGCAAATAAACCATATGATATTGATGGTGGTAGAACTGGTGAACTTCCACTTGTTCCTGATGAACCACTTGTTCCTGATGAACCACTTGTTCCACTAGAACCATTCGCACCTGATGTTCCCGAAGAACCGCTAGTTCCTGATGAACCATCAATCCCCGCAATTGATGGTGATAATGTTGTTGTTACTTGTCCGATAGTGGCGTCGTTAAAGTACATTGTAAGTTCTTTAGTATAAGGTGAATTGATTGCAATACCATATAATTCTATAAGAATTCTATCTGTCGGCAGAACATTAGCTGCATCAATTGGCATTGACCATAACTTTATGGTAGGGACAAGATACTTGTCTATTGGAACAGGAACGGGAGTAACAGTAGATAACAACGTAGTTGTCCCTCCAGTATGATATGCGTATATTCTCGCATATATTCCGTGGTCGGCATTTGTTGCGGTAGTATTAGCATATACTTCAAAATTCCAATTTCCACCCACAAGATTACTAATATTGGGGTCATTATTAGGTGTTATGAATGTCCCAAATAATTGTGCTGTTGCTCCTGATAATGTTTGAGATAAAGATGTTTGTCCGCTAATACTAATTAACCGGTTTAAATCATAATATGATGCACTTCCATCACCTTGGTTAGGTGTATCTCTATTGAGGTAATAAACTAACCCTGTTGAAAATCCGTTAATACCGCTAGACCCTGAAGAACCACTAGTACCTGAAGAACCACTTGTTCCCGAAGAACCACTTGAACCATTTCCTCCGGCAGCACCTTCTAAATTAACCGTCCAACCTGAATATAACCCACTACCAGTTATTGTTTCAACATCAACCACCATATCACCATTTGACGAGTTATAACTAACAACCATACCAATCATGTGATTAGATAAGTCATATGCGATTAACACATCTTGAGCAACACTATAACCTAAGTTAGTCCCAACAACAAAAGTCCCAGTACTTCCTGTTTGGATTGTTAAAGGTGTTGTAGATGTTGTTCTATATAAATCCCCAGAAAATCCACTAGAACCTGATGAACCTGATTCACCGCTTGTCCCACTAGTTCCTGATGAACCTGATTCACCGCTTGTCCCACTAGTTCCTGATGAACCACTAGCACCCGAAAATTGTTGAGTTAATGCTGAAAAATAGATTGAATTGGTTTCTCCTGACGAAATAACATCGTAGTTTACAATAACCATCAACGATTCTGGTTGACCGGATAACGCTAAAGGTAATTGTGATATAGGTAAATTAGGCATAATTAATTGATTAGAATTTTATTATTATTTTCTTGGTCTAATGTAAAATAATTCTCTTGTAATAAATAGTTTGTATCTACAATTTGTGTGGGAGTTGGTGTCATTGTTGGTGTTGGTGTTGAAGTTGGCGTTGGAAGAACAGGACATAATCTTTGTAAATCCCATCCAGTTAATCCACCTGAAGGTCCGGTTATTCTAATAATAACATTACTGTTTATTATATAATCTGACGGAGTGTATGTCCACCATACAAATTGGTCGTAAGAACCTGTTAATGTTAAATCAAAACCTGTTTCAGTTAAAAGTTCGGTTTTTCTAGATGGTATTGGTTGGATATTTTTATAATAGGTCGGAGGAATCGTACTAAAACTAGTTCTACCAATAAATTGATTAATATCGTATGTCTGAGCAATCGTTGGTAAATTAGTTGGTGGTACACCGTATGAATCAAATGGTCCTGAATTACCATCCGATAACATCCCAGATGTTGATTTTTTAACACCATTATGAATTATTTCCATTTTATCCGGAACATTTCTAGCGCTAAATAGGAATAATATAACACCCCCTATTGAATCTAACGGTATTGTGTATTCGGTTACCCCAAAACCACCAGAACTATACGACTGACTACACGATACAATTGGTATATTAGTTTGTGTTGGTGTTATAGTATTAGTGGGTGTGTTAGTTGGTGTTTGAGTCGGAGTTGGGGTTGGGGTTGGTGTTGAAGTTGGTGTTTCTGTGTTTGTTGGGGTATTACTTGGTGTTGGTGACAAACCAAATGTTGGTGTTATTGATGGTGTCGGAGTTATTATCGGTGTCGAGGTTGGTGTCGAGGAAACCTCAAAATAAGAATCATTATCTTGTTTACTACTTAATTTATTGAAGCCTGGTGGAATAACCTGAACATTAAAGATATTTTGCCCATTAACAACTAGTCGTGAACCCCCAATAATATTCCCTGATTTTTTTCTATTAACAAATCCCATCTTCTTTTAATTAATAAATATTATCTTCCGCCAAATAACCAACCATATTTCATATAATCGTCTTTGGAAACTTGACTGGAACTAAATTGGTTTATTCTTTCGGTTAAATTTGGCATAACCGGATTAAAAGAAATAGATTGTCCTATGTTCTGATTATTACTAACCGACCAAGAATCAATCATTGCTTTGGTATGTTCTGTTACTTTGGTTAAATTACTAAATGATGATTCCGCTACATATGTCGCCATAGCAATTGACATAATTAAATCATCGTGGTGTCCTTTTTGATGGTCAGGTCTACCATTCATATAGATAAAAGTATTCATTTCCCCACATAAACGAGTACTATAAATCTTAAATCCGTGTCTTAATACCTCTTCAAAAGACGCAATAATCTGAACCCTTTTATTATTAAAATTTATTCCTGGTATTTTATCTAAAGCTTTTGGGTCGTATTTCCATTTATTTGATGCGTCAATACCATCAATATATAAATTTCTATACCCCATCTCTTGCATTTTTCTTGCTGTTGATACACCCATTCCTCCGGTAATATCAATAACAACAAAACATGAATACATTGTTGCCCATTTATAGGCTATTTCTGCCATAACATCTGGTGGTATCTTCCCAACATATTCGGCAACTTGTTCATTAGTATCAAAATCAACAATTTGGAATGAACTAAAATCTTCACTATCACCCCTAGATACATCACAACCCATAATATATTTATGACCAATAACAGGTTCTTTCCATATCCAAAGAGCATTACCCATCATTTTACTAATAGGGTCTTTAACCATATTTTCACGAATACCTTGCATCATTTTAGAATCAAATACATTATCTCCGGAACCCAAAAAGTTACATTCTAACTCTTGTGATACTTTACGTTTGTCGTATTTTAATTTTTTAACCATCGCCTCAAACCAAGAAGAACAAGGTTTGTATCCGTCATCCATTAAAACTCTTAATTCTTTATAATCTCTTTCGTATGGTGATATGCTCTCCCAACTAATAATTTCCTTTTCATTGTAATCTTCTTTATTTAAAAGGTAATGAATTATATCCTCGGTTTTAACTAAATATAAATCTTTAGTATAACGAGGGTCACGATACCAATACATTTCGGTAATCTTGAAGTCATTCATACCTCTTAACGCTTGGTCATAAATTTCGTAGTAAATTGGGTCGTATCCATTGGGTGTTGAAACCACAATTACTTTACCCCCCGTAGATAGGGATGCCATACAAGCAGACCAGAAATCATTATCGGCCTCAATAAACGCCGCCTCATCAAATATTAGGATTGTAGGTGTAAATCCACGAAGTGCATCCTTTGATGTTGCAACCGCTTTAACTTCACTACCATTAAGTAATTTATAATGTTTTTGAGCGTTTTTGTCAGGGGAAAATCCAATACCAACCCATTCAGGCCATTGGGCAACAAATGCTCTAATCTTGTTCGCCATCTCAATGGATGTATCAAGCTTATTGGCAATAATCAAAACTTTTTCTGGTTTTGTTTTTTTGGCAAACGATAATTTCATTGACGCCCAAGCTGCGGTAACGGTTGTTACACCTGCTTGTCGGTATTTTAACGCAATGTTTTCGTTGTTGTTTTCGTAATCCTCAAGTAAGGTTATTTGGTCGGGGAATAATTCTAATGGGACATATTTTGAAACAGTATTGTCATAAGTCTGTAGATACGTCTTTAACGCGTAACTTACATCCTTATGACATTTTACATATTCTATTAATACTTGTTCTCTTGTTAAATTTGACATACATTGTCGTTTTGTTTGTTTAGAACCCTAGTTCTGACAAATCAAAATCATCAAAGTCGTCATCACCGTAGTCGTCGTTATCTTCATCATCGGAACCCATTTTTTCATCATATTCGTCTTTTTTCAAATCCTCAACGATTTCATTTACCATTCTTTGGATAAATTCACCACCTTTTGGGTCACCTTGTAAAATTAATTTAGCAACTCTCATAAATTCTGGTGCCGATAATTTTGAAAATCTAACAAATAAGTAATGTTGGATATGTTTCATATCATCGTCAAATAATTTGTCAGGATATGATTCAATAAATTTTTCCCAAAATATTGGTCCTAATCTAGAATCCCATACCTCAGCAGGTAAAGTATCTTCAGCTCCTAAAACCATTTCAGCTTGTCTTGGGTCATCAGGTAAACCGTGAGTACCAAACACTTCATAAACACCTTTCACTAATTCGTGAATTAATAAAGGGAATGTCATTGCTTTCGCTTTAACTGTTGGTGGGTCAGTTTCTTCATCAACCTCACTTTGACCCATTTGACCACCACCTCCGGCTGCCATACCTTCCATATCCGGATATAACCAATATAAATGTTCCATTAATGATTGGGTTACACCATAAAGATTTAATAAATTAGGGTCTAGTCTATTGATTTCGTCGCTAAGTAAAACATACATATGTCCACCTTTAAACGCTGCTCCTTGTATAAGAGAATTAATCATTCTTCTTTTTGCCTTCTCTAAATTAAATTGTTCAAATTCGTCGGCAAAATCTTGTAATTCTTCACTATGTTCTTCAGCCTTTTTAAACGCGTCTTTAACTTCTTCTTCACTAGGTTGTGTCGGTTCCGCTTGCATTCCTTGAGCAGCACCCATTGGTCGTTGGATAAGTTGAGCATCAAATTGTAAAGACCCTTCAGGTATACCCAATTCTTTTTTAACTAAATTAACTGCCAAATTCTCAAGATATTCTTTATTTTGAGATTCAACTCTCATAATTTGTTGTAGACTATTCATTACGGTTTGCATAATGTTCATCATAGGGTTATTTCCTTGTATAGCGGAAGTATCACCCAAGTAACGTCTTACTTTATCAACAGAGTCTTTAAAACGCTTTGAGGAGATAACCTCAATATAATCAGTATCACCATCTTTTGGTAATGCTGGATGTTCAGCGTAAGGAGTTTGTCTTGAAGTTATTTTTCTCTCAATACCTGGTTCCATTCTTTCAGGACCTTCATAACTAATTGGAGCCTCTTTTAAATTAGATTTAATTTCGTTTAAAATTGACTGTTCTCTTTTTGTTAAACCTTCGTTAACTAATTTTTTTTCTAAATTCGCCTTTGATTTCAATATCTTTTCCATTTTTAAATTTACACTCATTACCCTTTAAGTTTAATACCTATTTCATTAAAAGACAACCAACTTGGTAAATTCTTTTTAATTGCTTTCGGAGCTGGTTTAGGACCTGGTTTAGGACTATATGGTGACCCCGGTTTTTTAGGTTTTGTTCCCGGTTTAACCGTTGGTCTTGCCGGAGCAATTTCAGGAGATTGTTCACCAATTTCTTTTTTCGCCTTTGGAGCTGGTTTAACACCAGGTTTAGGTTTGTAAGGAGAATCAGTTCCCGGTTTTGTTGTTGGTTTAGTTTTTGGTTTTGCCGGAGCAATTTCTGACCCTTCATCTAAAAGACTTAAAAAATCTTTTTTACTCATTTTTGGGGTAATGTGTTTCTCAACTAATTTTGTAATTCTATTTTCTAATTCACTTACAAATTTAGGGTTTGGTTGGACTTGTCCTACTTTATTTGACATAATTTTAGTGTGTGCGTTTTGTACCATATCTAAATAACCTTCTTTAGTTTCCGTTTTCTTTTCAGGTAGTTTGGCAAAGTTAGTCTTTTTTGAGAATTCATCCGCCATTTTACACCATTTTTTTTGTTCTTTGGTTTTTCCGTCACCACATTTAGAGAAGAAATATTTTTGTTGTTTTTTAGATTCAAATTTTTCATCTACTTCTCCTTCAACTGTTTCATCTTTTTCAGACACAACCGTTAATTTTTTAGTTGCCGGGTCTATACTCATTGGAACACCTTTTTTAGACATCAAATCTTGAGCAGCTTTTCTATCAGCATCTACCGCTGGGTCAAATGTAGTTGTTGTTGAGGTTTTTGTGACCGATTCTTTAGTGTCTTTTTTAGATTCCACTAATTTACCAAACAATAGATTAACTTGAGATTCAGTCAAATTTTCTAAAGTGGATGGTTTTAATCCGTGACCAATTAATTTTAATTTTTTTTGATTAGTGTTCATATATAATTGTTTTTTCAAATTCTAAAACGATATCTCGTTCATATAATTTATTTTTAACCGATTCTTCGGTTTCTCCAAATTTAAAAACCAACCTTTTTTGGTGGTTAAAATCAACATCATCGTTTTCATTTTCCCAAGACAATGAGATAATACCATCAATAGTATCAATCATTGAGAAATAGTCAGAGTTTTGAATTACTGACATTGTTATAACGTCATTCTTCAAAACTCCTACTTTTTTTATATGTTCTAAATCAGGTGGTAATGGGTAACCGTTAGATGGTTTTGAATCCCAATTTTCCCCCCAAATATTTTCTGAACTATCCGAAAAAATAAATTCATATATGTTATCACCCTTATAATTTGGTCCTAATTCATTAACATATATTAAATAATTCATTACAATATTTGACCTTTGGTGTTTACTCTTAATTGTTTATTGTTCATTTCAAACACTAAATTATTTTTGTTAGTTTTACCAATTAATTTTGCTTCAGGATATTTGTTAATCACTTTAGTTGATGCAACTTCTTGAGAAATACTTTCAGAAAGTTTTTTAATATTACTAATTTTTTCTTTTCTAATTTCTTTTAATGAATTTGATTTTTCTAATTTAGATTCTAAAAGTTGTTTTTCTTTTTCATTAATTTTAAAATATTTTTCTAAAATACTATCAACTTTTGATTCACTGAATAATCCCTCAATCATTTCTTCCATACGACTAGAGTGGTCATTACTCATAGATTGATGTCTATGTCTAGGTTTTCTATAGTTTGGTAATTCATCTTCAATGTCGTCAGGGTTTTCATCCTGAACATCTTCATAACCAAATCCTTCACCCATTTCACCACTTGGTACTTCAGGTTGTAATTCGTCGTCACCCATTTCTTCAGAACCCATTTCGTCTTGACCTTCATCATTTCCACCATCAAAAGGATTTTCATCTTCAATACCTTCTAATTTATTCATAATATCTTCTTTATCTTCTTCTTCTAAAGATTCTAAATCTAAAGCCGATAAAATAGAGTTGATAACATATTTTACATCTTTTGATGAAAGATTTTCTTCTTCACTATCTTCAAGGATTCTTAATTTTTGAGCTAATTTCCCTGTCAATTTTTGAATAACTTTAAGGTTAACAACCTCATCGTCCATTTCTTGGTCATCACCTAAATCCATATCTTCTTCCGGTTCAGGTAAATCTAATTCTTCTTCAGGTGCCGGAGCGGGTGCAGGTGCGGGTGCCGGAGCGGGTGCTGGTGCAGAAGCCGGAGCGGCAGCAGGGGCTACTTGTTCTGTAGCATCTATTTTTAAAATATATTTCGTAGCGTCATTATCGCTTTCAAAAAATAAATTAACATTATTTTCTTGACCTTCGTTAACATTAATTTCTTTCGCAATTAAGTTAAGTCTTTTAAAGGCTTGTGAATATGATGAATAATATTTTCTATTTTTCATAGGGTCTAAATAATCACCTTCACCGGTAGATTCTGATATTGTTTTTTTAATTACATAACCATTTCTTTCTTTAACAATTTGATAATTGTTTCCGTCAGCCAATACTTTATTATATTCAACTGATTTATTCTCATTAATTGAATTTGGAGTATTTTCTTTATATCTGGCAATTTCCATTATACGAGCAATTTTTTCCATACCCTCTAATTTTTCACTACCAATTGGTTTTAATTTTCCCATTTTTTTATTTTTGTTTTTTAAATTAATTTATATATAAATATATTCAGAATTAAAAATGTTGAGATTTTAATTCTTTTTATTGTATTTCATTTAAGGATAATGATTTATCAATGTACTCATTTTGAAAATTAAACAATTTTTCTAGGTATCCATTTCTTCTCAATACCTTGAAAACTAAATTTTCATTTGATAGTTCCCCACCTTTTTCTAGTCCTGAAGTTCTATACTTTTTTAACTTATCTTTATATCTATCTATCAATTTTTTTGCGTCGTCCAATGACTCATCTTTAGCGTTTTCGATAACATCATCTATGGTTTTCATCCATTCTTCCGATTTTATTTTAACTGATTGGGTATCAATTTCCACATTTTCTTTTTTTGGTTCGCTAACCCATTCATCAAATAATACAGAATATTCTCCACTACTAAAATGTTTTTCAACATCATCCTGAACATACAATTCAACATCATATCCATATATGGTGATATTATGTTTATCGTTATATAAAGTTTTTTTTAATCTAAATAATTCTTCGTATAATGGTAATTCTTTTTCCGAAAATTGTTTAAAATCCACAATTATATGTAAATCCACATCGGAATATTTTGACCAATTAAAATTTGCCAATGAACCGGTCATTACCACATCGGAGACAATTATATCAACACCCAAAAAATCAATAAACTCATAAGCAATTTCTAAAAGACGCTCCCTAACTTTAGGGTTTATCGTTTCTGTTTTATTTTCTTTTGAGTTCCAAAATTTAGGGTTTAATTTGTCCTGTAGTTTAAAACTTGATAATATACTTTTTAAATTACTCATTAACTATAAATACTTAATTATTTATAATTGTTACAATTTTTTGTATTTGAATACTTTTGAAATATCTGTGGTAAAAAACTTACCCTGTGATTCAGCCATTCTAAATTTTGTATATACATTATGAGGAACAGCCTCATACTCGTATTTCATACCATTTTTAAATTCTGCTATTAATTTTTTAGTTTCTGTATCGTATTCAGTTTTTACGATATTTGTTGACTCAATTTCGTTAATAATTTTAGTCCCGTCTATTGTTTCTTTTTTTATTGCCATTTTTTAAAGGTGTTTCTAAATCAATTATTTGTAATTTATTCATAAGATAATTGTTAAACTCATTATTATCAACATCACCGAAAAAACTTCTTAATTCTGAATAGACATTATCCCTTAATGTTGAGAATTTTTGAAAATTTCTCATAATATCATTTGGGTAATATGGTGGTTTTTTAATATCTTCATCTGACCAACCTTCTCGTTGGAAAGCCAACCTAAGATTCCTATAAGTCTCTATTAGTTCATTATCAATACCTAAAGCCTCAATATATTTTTTCCAAGCGTCTTTATATTCCATTTTTATAAATATATTCAAAAAATGTTTTGTTATTTCAAAAATAGGTATTACTTTTGTCCAATCATTTGAAATAATGAAATTAACCCTTATACTTAAATAAAACAAATTAATTATGATAGAATCTATGGATGGTAACGAAGGAAGAGGTAAAAACACAAGTATTACCGAATCAGCAACACCAGTGTTGGACAATTTTAGTCGAGATTTAATAAAATTGGCTGAAGAAGGGAAATTAGACCCCGTTATTGGTAGAGAAAGTGAAATTACGAGAATCGCCCAAATTCTTTCTCGTAGAAAGAAAAATAACCCAATTATTATTGGAGAACCTGGTTGTGGTAAAACCGCCATCGTTGAGGGTCTGGCAATTAAAATCTACAATGGGGATTGTCCAAGAAATTTAATGGATAAAAGAATTGTATCGTTAGATATGATATCAATCGTTGCTGGAACAAAGTATCGTGGTCAATTTGAAGAACGAATGAAAATAATTATTGAAGAATTACAAAACGCACCAAATATCATCGTATTCATTGATGAGATTCATACCATCGTTGGTGCGGGAAATTCATCCGGGTCAATGGATGCGTCAAACATCTTTAAACCAGCTCTTGCTCGTGGAGAAATCCAATGTGTTGGAGCAACAACATTAGATGAATATAGAAAAAACTTTGAAAAAGATGGAGCGTTAGAAAGACGTTTTCAAAAAGTTGTTGTTGATTCACCAACCAAAGAAGAGACATTACTTATCTTGGAACAATCAAAAGAAAAATATGAATCTTACCACAAGGTTACCTATTCCAATGAGATTTTAAATCTATGTGTTGATTTGGCGGAGAGATATATCACCGATAGAGAATTTCCGGACAAAGCGTTTGACATCCTTGATGAGGTTGGTGCAAGAAGTCAGGTGGAAATTAAGATGCCAGACTCAATAGAAAAGTTGAAACTCCAAGCGTCCGATATTAAACAACAAAAAATGGATGTTGTTAAACGACAAGATTATGAGGAAGCTGCAAATCTTCGTGATAAAGAAAAGAGAGTGTTAAATAAACTTGAGTCTGAAAAGAAAAAGTTTGAAGAGGACCTTCTTACTAATAAGAAAGAAATCACCATTGATTTGGTTTATGAGGTTGTATCCAACATCACCAAAATTCCAATCACCAAATTAAACTCTGATGAGACTAAATTATTATCCGAAATGGAAGGTAATTTATGTGATAAGGTTATTGGACAATCTGAAGCTGTTTCAAAAATTGCCAAGTCAATCAGAAGAAATAGAATCGGGATTAAAGACCCAAACAAACCAATTGGTTCATTCATCTTTTTAGGGTCAACCGGTGTTGGTAAAACATATTTAGCAAAACAACTCGCCAAACAAATGTTCGGTAGTGAGGATAATATGATTCGTGTGGATATGTCAGAATACCAAGAAAAACATACCATATCAAGATTAATCGGAGCACCTAGCGGATATGTTGGGTATGAAGATGGGGGACAACTAACCGAACAGGTTAAAAATAAACCATATTCTGTTATTCTATTTGATGAGGTTGAGAAAGCTCATAAAGATATTTTCTCCACACTTCTTCAAGTATTGGATGAAGGACACCTAACCGATAGTTTAGGGAAAAAAATCAATTTCAAAAATTGTGTGATTATTATGACCTCAAATGTCGGAGCAAAAAAATTACAAGATTTTGGTTCAGGTGTTGGTTTTAAAACTGGGTCAAGTACCTATGTTGAGGAAGAATATCGTAGAGATGTTTTGAAAAAGGAATTAAAGAAATTCTTTACTCCGGAATTCTTAAATCGTGTAGACGAGATTGTAATCTTTAATTCTTTAGTGAAAGAAGATGTTAAAAAAATTGTGAAATTAGAATTGGATATTCTAACTAAAAGATTAGTTGGAATGAAATACAACATCACTTTTGATGGTAGTGTTTTAGATTTAATATCTGATGTTGGATTTGATGAGACCTACGGAGCAAGACCGATTAAACGAGCTATCCAAGACAAACTTGAGGATTTTGTATCAGAGGAGATTATAAAAGGAAATGTGGTTGAAAACACCCCATACACAATTATCTCTGTGGATAAAGAAATTAAATTTCAAGAGGTTGTTGAAGTTGTGAAAAAGACAAGAAAGAAAAAGGGGGATGTATAATCCCCCCTTTAAATACCAAAAAAAATAACCCCACCTTTCGGAGGGGTTTTTTATTTAAAACTTATAAAAATATTTTGAATCCGTTTTATATAAATATTTTTTATATCCCAAATCCTGAATCATCTTTTTACCGGTCTCTATTCCACTATAAACATCCTCAACAACCACATATTCATTTTTAGTGTGATAGTTGTAATAACCTATCGCAAAATTGATACAGGAGAAGTCAAAAATGTTTTTTAAAGCGTAAACATCGGTATAAGGATGTGATTGGTAATCGTGTCTACCCTGAAACCCCTCGTTTAACGCAACATCACAAATTTTAAAGAACTCCCCATCTCTATCAAATAATTGAGTCCCCATACAAAATTCACTAACCATAACATTTCCTGGAGCATCAAACTGAATCCCATAACCAACATTCATAAAGAAGTCAGGGCTTGCTTTTTTGGACCCGTGACATCCGGTTTCTTCTGATACAAAGAATGCCGCCTTTAGATTTGGTAATTCTTTTAATAATTCCAAACAAGCATAAACACCACATTTATCATCACCACCAATTCCGGTTGGATGTCCAAAATGATTATAAGCCTTTAATGATGGTTTTTTTTGACCTTGTTCATTTAATAAAATTTCTTCAGTTACGATAATATTATCTAATGAATGAACGGTGTCTGTATGAGCAATAACACAAGGAAAATAATCAATAAATTCGTCTGTTTGTTTTATAGCGTAGATATTATTATGTTCATCCACATTGAAGGGAATCCCATTTTCCTCTAACCAATTGATTAGAAATTCTACCATAAGGTCTTCTTGATATGTTTTTGTCGGAACCGACAATACATCTTTTAATAATTGATAATTTCTTTCCATAGCACAAATATAGGGAAAATAATTAACATAAAAACATTATTTTAATTTATTCTAACAAAACCCTCAAATAATTCGGGTGAAACTAAAAAGTTATTAAATTCTTCTTCGGTATAACTTCTACGAGCAACACCAGTTTTAGTGAAAACATCCATGTGTATTCTATTTGTTTCCGGGTCAATTTCTCTAAGAAAAAATTCTCTACCATATGAAGTTTTACTTCTAGTATTAATTGGGTATTTAGAGACAACTCTATCGTAGATATTTGAATATTCTAAAATATCCACATACTTATCAGATTCTTCTAATTCCTCAAGTATTTCATCTAATTCTTCACCTATTACGCGATTAAGTCGTTCTTCGTCAAAATCATTACATTGTATTTCATAACGATATTCATCCCATCCACCAGTGTTAAATGTGTGTCCGATATCTGTTAAAACACCATTGATATTTTTGGTGGGGTCTTGACTAATCTTAAACATTGACAATAAAAGTCCAACAGTGGTATAATAAGTTTCAAAACAATCTATGTTGATTAACCCATAATTTTGGAAAATTTCACAAAGTTCATCTTTAATTTCTTTTTTAGCCTTATCGTGACGACACCCATTTTCAAGGTCCACATATTCTTCTAACATACTTTCAACTTTACCTCCGAACATATCCATTAATTTTTTAGCAGCCTTTTCTTTGGTTTCCTCGCCATCTAACGAAATTAAATCAGGTGAAATATATTTTAAAATTTGTTTTAATTTACCCTTATTTTCATCTGAAAACCAACCGAAAAAATACCCCCCTTCCCAATCATCGGCGGCTACATTATAATCAACATAATCATATGTGTCGCCGTAATATGAAAATAAACTATTAACATAATAAACATCATCTTCCTCAACATCAAATAATTTAACATAATCTTCTATATTGTCAAATCGTAATTTGATTGTGCTTTTACCTGGATTTTTTTCGTTGTAATTAAATTTATAAACTAAATCGTCAGCACGTTCCATTTCATTAGATGACACCGGTTCACCATTCTTAATCTTAACCAATAATTCATAAATTGGACTATAACCAATTATGGGTTCAAGTTCCGATTTAACTTCATTAGGTAACTCATAAAATAATTCTTTCCTATCAATAAGTCTATATCTCATAGCCTCACTGCCCAAATAAAGTATTTCATTATCGGGACCTTTATGAATAACATATATTTGGATAGGTTCTTTATCTTTATCAATAATAAAGTAAGTATTTCCATCCCGAAATTCATCCCATTTAGATTTTATCGAAGGAGGAGCGTAATATATAAAAGAATCGTAATCCATTGGTTCAACAATTAACCAATCGTCATTGTCAAATATTGTTTTAAATTCCCCGTGAGAGTCGTTTTTATCGGGCATAGATATTTATTTTAATAATAAATATATTTTTATTTGGAATTATCTAAAAATGTATTATCTTTGTATCAGAATAATAAGGGGATGACCGGTATTGATTGGTATTATTAATTATTCGGGGCACGTAGTGAGATGTTCTCTATCACTTAAATCTATGGGTAACAAAATTCTAAATGGCAACATTTTAAACAAAATGGCTCTAGTAGGTCTTGTACGTCAAGATGAGCTTGTGAACGTAGCGTAAGCAAACACACATTAGGGTCGGTGGACAGATACCCAGTAACAGGAGTCCAATAAGGTGTAATACCACCCGAAGATGTATTAGGAGTCTCGTTCAGGGAGCTACTTCAACACAAGTGAACCCGACACAGTTATTGGTAACGATGTTAAAATAGGAACCAAATATTTGTCAGTTGAGAATTAATTGAATAAACGTGTAGTCCTTAATTTTTAAGGTAAACAAGAAAGGGGTTCGATTCCCCTCATCTCCACTGGTGAGTCCCATCACCTCCACACAAAAAAGAGACCTAAATGGTCTCTTTTTTTATTGATAATCACCAATAAAAAAACCACCCGAAGGTGGTTTGTTATCAGTTCAAATGTTTATTTTTTAATCTTTTAATACTTGTTTATCCCCAACCGGAGATGTAAATTTATTTGTTAATTTATCTAATCTTGAATCAAAAATTCTATATGTGTCGTTGATTGTCTTATTGATATACTGATTTATTTCAGTATGTAATCTATTAACCCTATCAACCTCACCATCTATACGACGATTAAGAGTGTCTCCTTCTCTATTTATCTCATTAAAGATATGTCCTTGGACTTGTTCTAATTGCTTACATTTATTTTTTAATCTGTTAATCTGAATGCACATTATAACCATAACCACAACTCCCAGTACCCCGAGAACCAAACCTATACCCATAATGAACGATGTTAAATCTACCATAATTTCTTTTTTTTATTTGTTTATTATTGAACTGATGATTAAATATAATAAAAAAAAGGGACTATTTCAAGTCCCTTTTCATATCTCTCTCTATGTCCCTCTCTTTAATTGAGAATCTTTTATCGTGTATTTTCTTCCCTTTGGCAAGAGCAATTTCCATTTTAATTAATCCGGTGTCGTTTATGAAGACGCGATAAGGAACGATTGTGGTACCGTTGATTAACTCATTCTCCAACTTAATAAGTTCTTTTCGTTTGGCTAATAGTTTTCTATCCTTTACGGTCTCGTGGAACGACCCAAACCCATAATCGGAGATGTTCATCCCCTTTATAAATAACTCCCCGTTATTAAAATAACAATACCCTTCAGAGATGGATACCTTCCCCTGACGAATGGACTTTACCTCTGAACCAACTAGTTTGATTCCAACAATTAGTGTCTGTAGGAATGAATACTCAAACTTGGCTTTCTTATTGACTATGTTTATTGATTTTTTCATAGGACAAAGATAATATAAAAATTGATATAAACAAAAAAAGGTGATACAAATTAATGTACCACCTTCTTGGCTTAATACGATGAGAATACTCGTCTTATTGAGAATCTTCGGAAGGATTATTGTTTCCCTTCTTTTCCACATTCTTTTGGAATGTAATCCTCAGTGATAATTGGTTAGACCAATCACTCCTTGAGTCGCAAACTACTCTCTTATTACTACACTCTCTTTAATCTTGCGAACTAATTAATCCTTGCGGGATTAGAGGTTTTTGGTAAGAATACACATCAACTTGCGGTTTTTGTGTGCTACGGACATCCCGTAACTAAGTAATCACCTATCATTTACGACTATCAGACACTTTTGCTTTTTTCTGTTTAGTTTTTCACCATATTGAAAATAGTAATTGTGTTGTGGATGTGTCGAAGAAGGGGTCTGATATAAGCTTTGTTATCTTTTGAACAACAAAATACTAACCTCCTCCGTGTAATGTCCCCATTACGAAATTTCAAGTGTAGTTCATATTAACATCTTGGTAGATGTTTGATAGGGATAAAATCGACACCACTCGTTCTTTATCTTACCTTTCGGTTTTAACTCAACTCTAATTTTGGAACCCGCAATTACACATTTGGAAATATGTTTCTTACTTGATTCCTATGGGTTATTTTTATTGGTGTTCCCACCTCAACCGGACAATCCACATTGCCAAGTTAGTATTCCATTTCCCTACGAAGTTATCCTCGGTACTACAGGACTACTAATATCCCACTTGCTTACTCGAGTTCGGTTTCCCAAACCACAAAATCACTAACACAAATGATTTCATTTTATCCCCGTTTCCGGGATTATTTAAAGATGATAAGCCACCTATTATCTTTGATACAACACCGAAGTGTTATAATGGATAATCTAAAATTTCTAAGAACGTCTTTAAGGTTTCCCTTAATTGTTTTACAAAGGTAAGTGATTTTTTTCATTTGTCAAGCACTTTATAAAACTTTTTTTTTTCAGTGGTATCAACGGGACTCGAACCTGTGACACAGGGTTTTTCAAAACCCTTGCTCTACCAAGGGAAATAAATCTCCCACTGAGCTATAATACCATATAAAATAATGTGGGTGTATGCTCTACCATCTGAGCTACGGATTTGAAACCGGAGGGATTTGAAACCTCGACACAACACCCACACCATTACTTCAATGAACTTATTTTCTTCTACAAAGATAATACATTTATTTTAATCTGTCAAATATTTTTTGAAATTTTTTTAATTCATATTATCCAAGAACATTTCAATAATCTCATCTTCCTCTTCATCTGTCCCTTCGGCTCCGTTAAGCCATTCTATGGTATCTACAGTGTAATCGTCCCAATTGTCCCAGAATGCGTGAATTGTAAATCCTCTTCCATCCTCTGTTTGACCATCATAATCATAATTTGCTGAAGTTAAAATTTCACTCGAATAATTTATTTCCATTTTTACTTTTTTAATTTTTGTGTGTCGTACAGGATTCGAACCTATAACCATGCGTAATCTTCTACTTCAACTCATTGTACTTTTGAGTCCGTCACAGCTTGTTAGTATAAGTAGCTTTTCTTATACTGTGTCTACCAATTCCACCAACGACACATATTTTTGTAGTCAGGAGAGGAATCGAACCTCTCTACAGGGAGCTACCCGTCATCCATGACCTTCCATCGGACTCGAACCGACCTTGTATCCAACCTGACTATTTTTCGCTAATGTTAAAAACTGAGTCAATCCTCCAAAAAAACACTAACTTGGTACTTACCTATCTTGGCTCCCCCATCCATTTTAAATATATATTCACCTGAAACTTCAGCGGGTTGTTGATTGACCACTCCCACCTACTCAAGTAGTTTTTACACACTCATCATCCAACCCATCCGGTTTTGAGATTGATACTCACTATAAGTACATTTTCTCATTGAGGAATAGTCGGGTCTCAACTTAACATGAGTCGGATATTTCTTCTCGTGTTCTTTACTCTCTCTCACCACCTTAGCGTACGCTTCTCTTTTACTTGGAGCCCACACGTCATTAAATCCACCACCTATCCAATTAAACAAATAAAGGTATTCACCGTTAACACTTCTATACAATTTCTCTTTAGCCATAATGATTAGTTTTAAATCCGATACAAAGATAAGCATTAAATCCACACTTCCAAACTTTATTTCATTTTTTTTAAAAAATTTTTTTACGATAACGATTCCGTAAGTTTATTTACTATTTTTCTTGACATGTCGGACATATTTATCTATAATTTAACAGAATTAAAAAACAAACTATTATGAAAAAGTTATTATTGGCGATTGTTATCGCAGGGTCTTTATCTCTAACTTCTTGTTGGAAAGGTACAAAAAATGAAGAATCAACAACAGAAGTTGCAACCGATACCACACAAGTGGATTCAGTACAGGTTGATTCAGTGGAAGTGGATACTATAAAAGTAGATACGGTTAAGTAATCAGAAACCCCTCTTAACGGAGGGGTTTTTTATTTTAAAAGTTGTTTAATTCTATTAATATCTTCATTAAGTTCATCGTCTTTTTTCTTTGGTTTGTCGGATAACGCTTTTTTAATAAAAGATATTGGACTTAAAAGTATGTCAGTAAAAATGTCTGACCCACCGATTCTAGGCTCATTTGATTTTACAATAGGTTCTTTGGTTTCAGATTTTTTAACATCTTTTTTCTCATCTTTTTTAAACTGATGACCACTTAAAAAATCATTAACATTTTGTTTTGATTTTTTTTTATTTAGAATTGAGAATGATATTTCTTTATCCGAAAAATATCCAATAGTGTGTCCTTGTTTCACTGTACTACCAATTCCAACAATAACTCTACCTATTTCACAAAAATCTGAATAAAAGGTTTCACCATTAACATTATGCTCAATAGTTAGATTTCCGTCACAACGATTAATAGATGGTACAACTATACCATCATAAGGACTAACTAACCTATCGTTATCATATGATGAAAGACCGACAGTTTTTGATAACATTCCTTGGTTTAAGTTACCATTAGGTGAAGGTGAGATGAAATGATTCATTATAATAAATTTTTTATACGATTAATACTCTCAAGTATTCTTTTATTTTTAAAAAAATTTTCATTATTTAACGACATAATTTTTGATATTCCAGCAGATAATAAATCACCACCAAGTTCCGGTTTTCCATCAACATAAGTGGTTGTTGTGTTATCATCATTATTGGTTATGCCGCTCTTTGTCGAACCCTTACCTTCCGGTTGACCACTTCTATATGAAATATGAAAATGTCCGCCAGTTGCTTTAGAGGTTGGACTTGTATATTCGTCAATATATGAAAATCCATTGTATTTTGTCTTATATGAATCTAATAATGACTTAAAATCTGAACGACACGCACTATCTAAAGTCACATCAACCGCCTCTCCTTTAGTATGACGACTAGTATAACTTGTGATTTTTTTATGAAAAGAATCATTACCGGATGTAAAAGTTAAAGGACAATTACTTTTTAGTTTTTTCCAATCATCCATAAATTTAGATAATATGTCTAAAAAATCGGGTTGTAAATCACCACCAGAGGTTAATTCATTACCCTTTTCAACATTCCCAACACTTTTAAGTTTAGATTTGAATTCTGATGAAGATATTTCTAATAATGTTATTAATTTTTCCATATTATTGTTGTAGATGGTTCATTAAAACACCACCCAATGAGGCTGAATACATTTTTAAATGTTGAATATCCTCTTCGTCCAATTTAGTTTTTCTTTTTGTATAATCTAAACCTAATGTCCCAATATATTTTCCATCAATAGATTTGATTGGAAATAAGTATCCGGATTTACATCCGGTGTCTTCAGCAACATATTTTAATCCAAAAGTCGCTATTGTCTCATCTTTATAATCAGAAATTTCAATAGATTCATTCTCTAATAAATAGTTGATAGATTTTGAAAATAAATTAACGGGGATATTTTGAAAGTTTGATTGGATGGATGAGACACCGGTTTTCACTGTTTCGTAGATAACACTAAACTTAGCCATTGATTTACCTGTTGGGTAGAAATTTCCACCATTATGAAATTGGGTTACCCAAACTCTATCAGGTTTTAATTCGTCTTTGATACGGTCTAATTTAGACATTACGAGCTCACTAACTTTTAAGGTTTCTATAACCATATCAGGTTTTTGATTCCTTTTATCTAATTTATTTTTAATAAATAATAATATAACTGGACCTAAAACTCCCGTGATAAATGCTACTATTACTGATGTATTCATAATTTGTTAATATATCAAGATAAATAGTTTAAAAATAAAAAAAGTGAGGGCAACCCCTCACTTTTAATCATTTTTCCTACAACTTTTTAAACTCCGGTCTGATTAAGTTCCATATGATTTCAGAATAATCTTTTTTATCGAACATCCTAAATAATATCCCTGATAAATGTTTATTTTGTTGTGACACCCACTCAGCGTATTCTTTTCTATCTGTGATAGGTTCTTTGTCGTTATATTTACCATACATTTTACCATCAAATTTTTTACCAGCATCTTCAGATATTTGGAAATAAAAATACCTTAATTCTTTTACATAATTTTTAATTTTGGTGTAAAATTCATCCGGAACATCTTTTAATAATTCCATCACATCTTCACCATTTTTTAGATATTCCCAAACTCCGGTTGTTGATACATTGGTCATAATTTTATGAAGACGCAAATACTCAACACCTTTAACTTTAACTCTATCCCCATTTGAAAACTTCACCACAAACCCTTCTTGGTTGTTTTTAACCATTTCTTTAAGTTCTTTGAAGTCCTTAATACCATCGTATTTTTTAACCACATCAAACCCGTATTCTCTCCACATTTCTACATCATATTCTTTTCCGTTTTTATCAAAGGTTCCCAATAGGACTAATCCTTCGTAATCACCGTAATCTACTACCACGCGATTCTGCGGGAATAAAATTTCAAAACAGAAAGTCAGATGTCTGAACATAATATCTGTATTATACTTTTTAAGGAGTTCAATACCTTTAATTGATTGGTCGGAAGTAAATGACCCACGAGTGGCTACCACCCATTGACCCTCATACCAAAAAACCAACAAAAGTGAACCATCCATTTTTTCCCACACCTCAAAGTTTTCAGTTGGTTCAAATTTCCCTTCTTCAATATTGAAGAATTTGTTAAAACCTCTTGCAACAATATTACCCTTATCATTTGTCACCAACCCCCGACAACTTAATGTTATTTCGTCCCAATAATTTTCATATTGTGTTGTTTGACTATAATTCCATATAATCAAAGGAAGAGTTGGGTGATTTTGACTTAATAACCACCCATCATCTCTATATTTAACTAATGTATCTAAATTAATCTCCATAATAATACTCCCATTTATATCCACCACAATGTTTCATTGACCCATTTAATACTTTACTAACATTTTTATATGTTGTTGTGGTTCTAATTTCCCATACCGATGAATAGATTTTTATAATTTCATTGTCCTTGTTTTTTTGAACAACTTGTTTTTTTGTTTTACTATCCCCAATTTTTTTCTTTGTAATTTCGGATAATATTTTTCCTTTGTGAAATTCTGAAATTTCTTTTTTTCTTTCTTCAGAATGTTTTTTTCCAAACATTGGATTTTTATCCCCAATTTTAGTTACGCTTAATTTATTTTTAGTTTCATCACTTCGTTTCCTACCTAAATGAGTTTTTTTACAATTTTCAGACATTTTTTTTCTTTCATCATCAGTGATTACTCTATTTTTTGCGGATTCTCTAACTTTACTTAACCATTGATTATAATCTTCCTCAGAACGCCAAACTCTTTTTTGTCCCGGCATAGAACCTGAGTCACCACCTTCAGAAATGTTTAATAAATTACAACCTTTTTCTTGGTAAGAAGAAATATATTTTTTTTCAATTTCCTTCCAATCGTTTTCTTCAACTACGTCAATAAGTTTAATAATTGGTTTTAAGTCCTCTTTCAATAGAGATTTAATCCAAGTATTTTTATGGGTTGTTTTATTATCAGAATTTTTAGCTTTAGATATATGATTATTTAATCTAACACTAAGTTTTTTAACAGTTTGTCCTACATACCTAATTTCATTAGTTTTTGGGTCAATTAATACGTATATACTATGTTCCATAATAACCTTTTATTATAAATATCTCGTAATTATGTTTTCGTATTGAATTTACTCAGTATAATTTTTTAATTTATAATGTGGAACAAAATATTAATGTTCCGATTAATTGTATGTAATGTAATACTTGGTCAAATCCAACCACCACAAATCCGTTGTGGAAATCTTGTTTATCCCAATATGGTTTTCCAATTCTACTAGTTACAAAATCTGTAATCCAATGACAAATGAATGTAATGACGGAGAATATTAAAGCAATTCTAAAATCACTCAAATAAAACCAAGATGCCAACAACCACATTATGGAATAAACCCCAACGTGGTATGTTAACCATTTAAGACTTGTACTTTTTCCGGTCGCTTGTTCGTGTGTCTGTAATCCAAAATCAGCTAAGAAGTGAATTAACAATACAAATATTAATGTTGTAAATGATATCATATTACCAAGTGTATCTAATGTATTCTATTTCAAATTTATCCCAAACTCGGTAAACAGCCTCTACAAATGGAATGGACCACTCATCACCTTCTTCGGTAATATATTCAATCACGTAATCCATTCTTTCACCACAATCATAACGAACTATTGTATCGTTTATAACATCTGACTGAAAATACCTCAACCAAATATGCCATAGGTCTTTATATTCACCACCAACTAACTTGTGATAATCTCTGAAGTATTGTTCTTCAATACCCATCTCTTTACAGATTTCTTTTCGAATATCAAACCAATCATAAAATTCTATCGTGTGTTTTTCCATTACTTCTCGTTTAATAAGAATTTGTTACTAATAACTTTGAATGAGATTGTTCTATCGTAACTTCTAATTACAACACCTTCTCTATCAAAGTTTGGATTCAAATCTGATTTACCATCAGCCATCTTTAATAACTCATCAATCGTGTCCGGTAAATGGAAATGTGTGTCTAACACCGGTACGGTCTCTATACCTAATTCAGTCACCAGTGATTGAAATAAAGATAATGAATCATACTCTTGTAAATCAATATGAAACAGGTTGAAGAATCTTACGGTTTGTCCTTTGATTTTATATGGGTTCCCTTGGATACCCTCACCAATAAGTTCTCCTTGAATAGAGATGTTCGCGTTCTCACCATATTCTCTCATTTTGTTTTCCAAATCCAATTCACGAGCAACTTTCCAAAATGTGTTACCTTCAGTTTCCAATAACTCCAAATTACGAGAACAAACACCAAACTCTCCGTTATTGTAGTAGAATGTTGAGGAAGAACCATCTAATTTTTCTGTTACATAGTAAGTATGTTTCTTCATTTCTTCATACTCGGATGCCAAGTTCTGAATTCTCTCTTCATCAGTTTTACGAATGAAACTTGGGAACATACCTTTAACCTTTCCGGCTAGTTCTGCTGGAATTGGTGGTTCGTACTTAACGATTCCCAATTTTTCAGTCACATCAGTTCCCGGAACCAATTCAATCATATCTGATGGTGAAATAACGGTTCTATTTGGTTCCAAAGCAACATTCTCATTTAATAACGTTTCAGAAACTCTATAACCATAACCTTCAAATAAAACAGATAAAGGTAAAATTAATCCTTGGGATACCTGCCCGCGAAGTTTCACGGTCCTCAAACGGAATCCTTCTTCATCACCCATTTTCTTATATGAACTCTTACGTAAGAATTCAAATTCTTCTCTGATTGGTAAGAATGAATCAATCTCACAATATACAACCAAATCATTTATTCTGTGACCAACTTCTTTTGCCACAACCACTTTCCAACCATCCACGATTGCCAATTCAATCATATCGGCCCCGGGAATTTCTTGAATATCACTAATTCTTCTAATACTAGCTAACTTTCTTTCCATTATATCAATTCAAATTTTGTTAATGTATCTCTTCTTTCTTCTTTGTTAATACCCAATAAATAATTCTTAACATTACTCACAATTGTCTTACTATAAATCTGAGCAATAGCCCTGAATGTTATAGTTTTTTTTACAATATGGTCGGGATTACTTTTTAACCTATCGTTTTTATAATCACTTATCGCTTTAAGGATGTTGTTTTTATAACCACTAGACCCATCAACTAAATTAATAGTGTGTTCGGTAAATTGGCCATTTACAACAATTCTCAATAAATGAACTTTCTTAGATTTACAAAAGGTTATGACGTATTCGTCATAACCCATATGTGTAAATCCGGTATCGGTTTTTTGGTATTTAGCTACCTTGAAGATGTTCTCCATTATACTCTTACCATTTTTTTAGGGTCTTTACCCAATTTTTTCAAAATCTCATTTCTCTCGTATGTGTCTTGGTCAATGATTGATTTACTCAATTTCATCAGTTCCATTTTAGACATTTCACCACACTCGTTATACACTTCTGATTGTAGTTTTGAGTAATCACTCAAAGCTCTTTCAGACTCACCCATTAATCCACGGAAGTTGGCTGATTGCATTTTCAACGAACCTAATGAAGAACCAATCCATTTAGCCAATGAAGTTTCATCTTTTAAATACAAACCGTAAGTTCCGTATTTTGTGTAATAGAACGCTAAGATGTTATCTTCTTTTGTCCATTCGTGTAATCCTAAAGTTTTGCTACGTGTTGCCATAATTTTTAAATTTGTAAATGTTAATGTATTTGTTACTATTTGATGGTACAAAGATACTACTTTATTTTAATCCACCAAATTTTTTACAAAGAAATTTCAAATCTTTTTCGCATTAGTTCTAACTTATCTTCCGGAACCCCGTGTTCATTGACTCCACCGTGTCTGTTTTCTACAATTATAGAGAATACTTTATATCCGTATTTTGATGCCAAGTCATAATATGGTTGCATTTCCCACTCTTGTGTGAATGTATTTGATACCACAACTTTATGTTCGTATTTCATTAAAAAATCAACTTCTTCTTGACACCAAGAGTGAGCATCTTTAATTTCAGATGGTTTGAAATTATAATTTCCATCTCTATCCACAAAAAACATATCAGCTTCTTTAATATACCCTCTATTACCGGCAATAGATTTAGCCAATGTTGATTTACCACTTCCTGGTAACCCTCTTAATAAAAATAACTCTTTCATATTAATTTTTTAAATATTTTACAATCTTCTCAATTCCGTCAGTATCATCCGGATTTATGATGAACTCATCAAATGCTCCGTACCTACATTGATACCCAAAAATATATTTTAAACCATAACTAACTCTTTCCCAAAAAGGTCGTTTAGTTAAATGAGTATGGATATAAACCATTGGATATTTTACACCATCAATTTCATCTTCATCATATAAAACAACCATTTGATGTTCCGTATTATGACAGGAACAAATGAATAAATCTTTTTGTGTTTGTTTAATTTCCATATTATTTTCTTTTTCGACCTTCGTCGGTTATCATATCATCTGTGTGATGGTCATCGTCCATATTTGATTTAATTTCTCTCAATTTTACAATCTTAATAACATTGTCTAATGAGTATGGTACAAAAAACAATGAACCATCAATACCAACATCCATTCTACGACCCTTACCAAAGATTTTACCCGTTGGGAGATGTACATGTCCATGGAGGTGAATATGTCCTTTATTTAGTCCATCCCAAGAATCTATAGGGTAGTGCATTAAAACTAAAGTGTCAAATTTATACATCAATTTTGTGTAATGATTAACACTCGTAAACAATTCCTGACAATCACCTCTATTATTTTCAATGTGATGGTCGTGATTACCTAATATAAGGTGAATCTCTTGACACACAATTCTATCTCTAAAAATTTTTACATTTTCAAAACCACCAAAACTCCAATCACCCAAGTGAATCAAAACATCATCTTGACCAACAACACTATTAATACCGTGTACAATAGCGTCGTTCATCTCCCCAATATTACTAAAATCTCTTGTTTGGTGAATTGGAACACTTCCATCCGGAAGTCTCCATTCGGTTACACCACGACATATATTCTTATGCCCAAAGTGTGTGTCGGATATAATCCAAACTTTTCTATCGTTATCTATCTTAATCATACTGCAAATCTAATTCTTTTTTTCCAAACCAAAAAGGTTTTTCTCTGTTTTTCCAAGACGCTAAATTAATTTTAGCCCCCATATAATAATTTCTATAAGATTCCACAACAGAATCCACCTTAAACTCATCCGGCATCGCCATAGCCGGAGTAGTAAAATCAATGTCCGGGATGTTTGGTTTATTTATAATACACCAATTAATCACATCTATTGATTTATGTCTTTTACCATACCTGTGGGTATATTCCTTACCAAGTTCTAAACCTAATTCACAAAGATACAAATAGTTTGATAAACTCTCACGAGTCCAAATAGCACAAGGGTGGTTCTTATGTGACAACTTGTACGGTACTTGGTGGGTAACTTGTTCGGTTACGTGATGAACCGAACATAATAACTGAGCCGTTTCAAGTATCATTTTGATACAGTGGGAATTATTATGATATTGAGCATTTAATTTAGGGTTTTCGTCTAAGAAAAAAATATTCATTTTTATTATTTTTAAATATTAAGGGACAAAGATATAACTATTTTTTTTTATTCCAAGGGATTGACCCTTTTTTTCTCCCTGATTTTTCTACACAGATTTCATCAATTTTATCAAATTGATGATATCTCCAAATAAAACCTCCGGAACTTTTTGACTTACCTAACGAACAATTCTCAATACCACCTCTGTTAATATTTAATTCGTTTGATGCAACACTAATACACCCCCACTCTTTTATTAAGTAACCTTTTAGATTATATTGATACACTTTTTTTGTACTACTATTACACCCTAATAAAAATTTTACACCTTTATTCCAAGGAATACCACCTTTTTTTCTACCTGACTTTTCATAAATTATCGGTTTAATTTCTTCACCATTAATATTGTTTTCATATTTCCAAATAAACCCACCAGAACTTTTAGACATCCCCCTACCACAATTTTCAATACCACTTGATTTAATACCTAAATTTTTAGAAGCTGTTTTAACAGAATCGTATCTTTGTATAAATTCACCACTCAGTGTGAATTGTAATATTGGTTTTCTATTGTTCAATCTTTCGGGTAAACCAATTAATCTTAATTTATTTTTAAAATTATCGTATATTCTACTTGAAGGTGAATAACGTTTTTGATTACCATTACCATTTATTAAACACCACATAGCGTAATACATTTTATTACAAAATGGTGTTTTTTTATAAATCTCAACTAGTAATTTGTGACAAATATAATGTTCTTTTGGTGTTAATAACACTAAATTACCTTTATTATTTAACCCACCAACACTTTTAGGTATTATATGGTGATTTTCATAAATCTGACCTTCTTTAGTTTTTTTTCTATTTTGAGAATCGGCCTTATCAATTATTTTTTCATAAATTTTAATGTAATTCATAATCTTTGTTTAATTATAAATATCACAAAATATTATAATATTTTATTTTTAACCAAATAATATTACCATAACCAATAATGTTTGGTTATTTAATAGGTATTCGAACCCTAACACAGGTCTCAGGTTGTTTTTCATTTTTTAAGAAATTGTTAACCCAACCACAAATATTGTGGGCTCCAACAGGATTTGCTGAATGAACATAAATTAACGGGAAAATAAATTTATCATTCTTTTTTTCGTTTTTAGTCATATTAATTCTTTCCGGAAATACATAATAGAATTGATTTACTAACCACTTAGCGGCATCATAACCAGTTTTCTCATTAATATTGTTATAGTCCAAAGTGTAGTTTGGAGAAACATTATTAAAATACTCTTTCATTGCAGAATCACCTAAATCGTGGTCCAAAGATATAATATCAATATTCTCCAACCCAATCTTATTAACTTGTACAACAAATTCATCGTAATCTCTAACTACAATCCAATCATCACCAGTAGGAGTTCTCACATCATCAAGATATATTCTACAAGGTGGTTTCATATTATTTTCCATATCTAATTATTTAGATGCAAATATAATAATTTTTATTTAATAAACGAAATATTTATAAATAAAAATAATATGAAAGGTCAAAGATTAATAATTAGAAATAATGGTATAACAAAAATTATAATAAATTATCAAAATTTAAACGATTT